CAGCGACCAAGCGGTGAATCTTATGGGCTTTTACCTTACCATCTTGGCACAAAGACAAACGTGAATAGCCGAGCGAGTCAACTACTTCACGAATTTCTTTAGCCTTCAACGGCTTGGGTGTTCCCCAGCGTGATTTCACAACTCGGTTCAACGCTTTCACACGACCTTCGTTTGAAACTTGATACAAACCTTCGTACCCTTTAATGTCCTTCCATATTTCCATAGCATATTCTTTTTGTAAATATACAAAAGAATTCGTACTATACAAACTGAAGGTACTCATTATGCGGTTAGTTCGGCAAGTTGGGCGTTGGTTAAACGGGTCTTGAATATAAGGGCTTGGTTGATTGACTCCGAAGCCAAAGAGTAAACAGAGGCATTTGTTAAATTAGTATCAACCCTACTCAATGTGGTTCCGCTAAAAGTTGTACCCGTTAAATCAGTTCCGACAAGTGCGCCATTTACATAAAGCACAAAGTCGTTCGTTTTATATCCAAACGCCATTTTATAGCGACCCACTACAACTGGTCCAAAAAAAGTTATGCTCGCCTGTGCAGCACCATTAAAAAGTTCCGCACGGAGTGTCCCATTGGCAAAAATTGTTAACCAAATGTAATTTGCTGTACTTCCATCATTTACACTAATTGGAGTGCCGTAATCAGCAAGTCCATTTATTGTAAAGTCAACAAACAAAGTCCCCTCCGTCTGCCCAATCAAAGAACTAATGCCCGTCTTTGAAGCAGCATCCGCAACCCTTGTAACTGAGGCCGAAAGCGTGGGGATGTACGAAGTGGCGTAGGCTCCGAGTTCCACTTGAACTCCCCATAGTTGGATGGTTGCGGTTGCGTTCATTGGCTCGTTTAATCCTCTACGGATTGCCATCTCAAACACGTTACTTGTTCCAGTTAATGCTTTGGTTAAAGTAAAACGCTGCCATTGATTGGTAATAGTAAACTTATCATAATTTGAACCATCAATACGGACTTGAATTTGAGCAGTTCCGCTTGCGGTTTTAGCATAGAATGAACCCGTATAAGTTGCAGTCGTTCCACCAAAGGTTTGGAACATTGCAGAAATATCGCTTGAAGTAGTTCCTGCGCCAACATCAAAAACGATTGTATCAGCGTTTTGATATCCATCTGGGCTAATTGCGTTGTTAGCAGTTACAACGGGAACAAGCCCTGTGCCGCTTTGGCTTTTGCCCCATCCTGCATTATCAAACTGCTCAGAGAAAGTAACTAAATTAGTCCGCTGCGGCTCCAGCAACAAGCGAGGGCAAGTAGACCCCAAATAATCCAAACGGGGTAAACCGCTAACGGGGCCAACTGATACCGCTGCGGTGGTGGTGGCAATGTAGTCGGTTGCTATGTCGCCCGTTTCGAGCTGCGCTCCCCATACCAACAAGTCTACTGCGGAATTAGAACCATCCCTTGTAATTCCTTGAGCCAAAGAACCACTACTCGCAGTAAATGTAAAAGTAAATCTTTGCCAAGATGTAGTTGCGGTCAAGTCAGAACTTGAGGTGCTACTATTTCCAAAAAGACGAAATGTTTGACTGCTTGCTGTATTGCTTTTAACATAAACTGATATGGTGTAAGGAATCCCAGATGTTAGGGATATCAGTTGCGAAAAGAACCAACCAGAGCCAGTAGATAAAAATCGGTCTGCGGTATTTGTGCCATTTGGACTAACTCCAGCATTTGCCGTAATTGTTACTTCGTTAGTATTATCCCAAGCAGCCTCGTTAAACGCCTCCGACTGCAAAATGTTATTCGTCCGCACCTTTTCAATTAGGCCGTTGCTTGCCACACGGGTGGCGCTTGAGGCACGGGTGAAAGACAAATCTCCGCTCCCGTCCGTTGGGACTGCAGAGTAAACCTTCTGATTCTTGTAGCCAGAGGGAATTAAAACTAGTGATGCGTCTGAGTAGAATGATGACATTTTTTATTGATTTAGCGCAAAGAAAGAATTTGTAAAGCAATCTTCCGCCTCTATAGTTCCGCCGTCGGCAGTCCATCTTTGGAAGATTAGATCGATGTAGTTGACGGTGTTACGAACACCAAGTAGGAATACAGCACGCTCAAAGCAAGACTCCCCCTCCACAGTACCACCATCTGCCGTTACTCGGTTGTAGTAGTCATTGTAGATTAGCTGAGCTGCTCCGCGAAGGAATCCAGCACCAGACGGAGTCAGGCTTACGCTTAAACCGAGACCAATCATTTTTATGCGATGTAGGCAAGCACACGACCAGAGCTAACGCTTACAGCGCTGAAGAGCCCGTAGATGGTAGTACCAGCTAAAAGAGTGATGGCGCTAAGGTTGTCGCCTGAGGTTGATGTTACTGTAACAACAGCATCGCTTAATACCGTTACTGCACGATAAAACTCTCCGCTGACGGGAGAGAATCCAGATGCAATGTTTCGGAAACCATTCTGACCAAATGCTTGAAGTTGGTAGTTTACTGGGTTGGTAATGTTTGAATAGCTCACAATGGTAAAGGTTAAAGGTTAAAAAGCAACGCTAATGCCCTACAAAGATAGTTATTGATTCAATATGATATCCACAATATCCTCCTGACCCTCTAGGTCCTGCTTCTGCAACTCTGCACGGTCTCCCTTGCGCTGGGCAATCAGTTTGCTTTGTGCAACTGCTTGCTCCTTAATGCGGTTGTCCTTACGGTCCTCAGCCTCTTGATTACCACTCTGGCGTACACCAGATTCAATCTGCTGCTCTTTGATTCCGTAGTCTCCTTGCAGTTGAGCCAACTGCATCTTAAGTCCGTACTCCACCTGCAGCAGCTGAGCCTTAGCCTCAGCCTCTAGCTGAATCTTCTGAGCATCCAGTTGGGCCTTCATCTGGTCCTCCTGCATCTTGGCTTGGCTTGTCACCTGAGCGACCTGTGCGTTGGCCTGAGCTTGGAACTGAGAGTTCTGCTGGGCCATCTCTTGACGAACCTTCATACGCTTCTTACGGCGTACGATAAGCAGCCTCTCAGCTTGGTCGATGTCCCTAAGCTGACGGATGGCAATAGCATCCTCGATGTCAAGCTCTCCCTGGGCAATAGAAGCCTGGATGTTTTGCTCGAGGTACATACGGTCAATCTCGTTCATATCAGCGACAACCCTAACGCCGAAGTTGTACATAGGAAGATTAGAGAAGCTAGATAACACTGCCATATTCTCCCTGCCAATAGCCGTCTCGTAGGCCTTATACAGGATAGACTTCGGAGGAAGTATCTGAAGACACTTCACAACGTCCTCACAGATCCTGCGGTACAGCACAATCGCTGCATTGCTAATATCCCCAAGAGCATTGTTGCCTGCCGCCAGTTGCTGCTGGCGTACGCCAACAAGCTGGTCTCCCTTAGGGCTAGTCCCATCCATAACCTCGTTGATGCCCGTAGCATCACGAATCATACGCAGCGCGTGGTTGTAGATGGTGATGAGCTCGTTGATGTTCCTAATGCCGTTCTCAAGGGGACGGATCGGTGGGTTTTGGAAGCTGCCGTCAGGATTCTTACTGCGGTAGTAGAAGATACCCGTCTGCTCGTAGATGTCTTGAAGGTCCAGAGGCTGTAGCTCTCCGCCACGTCCTAGCTGTACGTTCTCAAGTCCTTCGATGTCGATGATCAGTCCATCAGGCTTGGCCTTCGCGATAGACTGCTGAAGCTTTAGGTGGGTGATCTGCAGCTGGTCGGCAAAGCCGATGATGCCGCTCACCATTGACTTAGGGATAGACTTGCGGATGTTGGTGGCCACAATGCTGTAGCTCATCCGGGTGCGGGTGAGGTCGTGAACATTTTTAGGAATGTTCTTCTTCAACCCGTAGTCGTAGATGTAGTCAGTCCCTAGGATGTAATTACCACCATAAAGCGTCTGGTTCTGCATATATACAGCCTCCCTATCATACACACTCTGCTGTGGGGCATTGTACTTGTGGCCTTTGTAGTAGAAACCAATGTTTCCAAAGCGAGACTCCTTCTTCTCAAAGATGATGTTGTCAACGCTAACAAACTCAAAGTCAAGTACTTCAATGGTATACTCGTCGTATCCGTAGTAGTAGCGCTCCATACCTGGGTCGTACCCAGAGCCCATCAGCCTGCTAGAGTCATTACCGAATCGGTTCATAACCGTCCTTGCCATCTTCTCGTACTCGTCCTCGGTGAACTGGTTGCCTGCGGTTCTCTTAAGTTCAGAGATGCTCATACGCTTTACGTGGCCTGCGTAGGTTATATCCGTAAAGTTTGGGTCAGAGGTAAAGCTGTGGATAAAGAATGCTGGGTCTACATAGTCCTCAACGATTCCGTAGTTAGGGTCGTTGCTACGCTTGGTGACGGCAATACCGCAGGTGACGAGGTCTTCGACATTGCGCCTAAAAATGCGCTCGTCGAAGTCGTTCCAGCTGAGCGTTAGGTTGATGCCAATCTGGGCGGCAATCTCAGCAGCGGTCTTGATGTTAGTCTCAAGGAAAATTTCGGTCTCCTCAGCGGTATCGGGAAGAGAGTCGGGGTCTACCTCGGTGCGAAGTCCTGAGTCCTTCGCCTCCTTTAGGATATCCTTGTTCTCGATGAATATCTTCATCTTATTTTTCTCGTAGTCCTTCTCACTGCGCGACAAAGGGTCAACAGCTTCAATGTTTGGGTAGAACTTGGAAGACAGAATCTTGTTGACTACAATCTTTACAAACTTGGGAACGATAGGAACTGGTGTCCAGTCTAGGTTCACCAGAGACCCATCACCGTTGTTCGGGTCAAGAGAGGTAAGTATCTGCTTGTAGATAGATGTATCCTGCGTTCCGTTGGCGTAGTCCCTAGAGACTTCAAACTCACGGAATCTTTTGCTGTACAGAGACCCCTCGTACTGGGCGCTTCCCCACTGGCCGTATATAGCCTTTGCGTACTGAAGACCATACCTCTTGCCCACCTTTACATCGTGTGAGGCAAAAGGGTCTGGGAACGTAGAGTCGTATGAGTTACTTTTTACAGAGTATTGATCCATTTATCGGAGTTTATGGACAAAGGTACGAACTTAACTTATCGCCTAATTTCCTTACCCTTGCGGAAGAATACCCTCTCGTTGAAGTTTGTCTTTTTGACTTCTTTAACCTGCTTCTGAGCAGCAAGAAGCGCCAGCCCTGAGCTGATTGTTAAGTCAAACTTTGTCCTGTCGTCTATCTTGAAATTAATCCAGTCCTCAAGTGTCCTGTTTAAATACATACGTCCAAACTTTCCGGTCTCGTTGTGGAGGCCTACGTGGTCGTGGATGTAGGACTCAATAGCCTGAGCGTGAGCTTGTATCACATCTTGGCTGTTGGAAGGTATACCCTTTGTCTTTACGTTCATCTTTGAAGAGGTAGACGCTAGATGCGCAGGGCGGTTCATAAGGTACTCATCGTAGCCCCTTGACTCAAAGTACCTAGCGATACCGTACTTGTTGTTCTCTATAAGCACAGGATACCCATAAAATACCGCAGCCATAAGGATGTCCTCGTAGAATATCTTGGCGAGTGGAGGCCGTGAGGCGTACTCCGCGACAAACATATTAGAGGGGTGCTCCATCGAGAACTTATTGTATACGTGGCAGGCACCCTTTGAGGACCTGTAGTCAACGGTGGTGTCAAGGTCGTAGGAGTCAACACCCATAACCCCGAATGCTCCGTTGGGGGCAACAGCTTTATTGTTCTCAATCTTTCGTTTATTTCGAATATCGGTAGGTGCTAGCCAAGCCACACGCCACCGCCCATTAGGGTCGGGGGCGAAGATTACCTCACTGTCCATCTTTCCGTCTTTCCATTGGAAGTTGCCGATGACCACTGGGTTGGGGTACAGCTCCTCGTTGTGTTGTATCTGCTCGTATATCTTCTGGATGTTGAACAGAGAACTCTTGGTCGAGTCGCGGAACGCCTCGTCCTCGGTAAAGGGGAACTGGCGTATAATCTCGTTGAGCTCGTAGCTGTTGTTTTGCTGGCCCTTCCTCTCGTTCTTTAAGAACGTCCTAGCTCCAATTTCGGTTATGGTTCCGTCTTCGGTAAGCATTGGAGTCTCTGGGTCTTCAACAATCGGCAGTCCGTACTGGCTGAAGAATCCCTCCATCGCATCATATGCTGGGATGAATATCTTGTACAGCCCGCTCTTGGTCCTCCCGTTCTCGTTGCGGTCGTTAGGGTCAGAGTCGTAGTACAGATTCCTAAACTCCCTGCCGCCCTTGTCTAGAGGGTTTACCGTGGAGCCCACCATAGCCTTTCCAATCACCCTACGTCCCACAAGCAGACAGGTCCTATGGATTCTCCATACCTCTCTTATGTCGTTAGGATTCAGCCACTTACCAGCCTCATCAAGAAACAGCATATGGGTCTTGCTTCCGTCGTATGCGTTATTAGTAGTGTTCTTCCAGTTGATTATAGTATCCAAGGCCTCACCTCGTGAGGTCGTCTTGTTTTTCTTAGTGATCCTCTTTGATGGCTCGCGGAAGGCGAGCTCCATACGCGGGTTTGTAGTTCCGTCAATGATAGGAGAAAAGAAGAATGGGTAGCCCTTGAATATGGGTATTATCTTAGAACCGAAAACCGCCTCTTGGGCGTCTGTTCCTGTCTTGCTCATAATGCCCAACAGCTTCTCCTTCACCTGACTGCCCTCGTCGACAAGCACCGCTGCACTCATATTGGTATACCCAGAACGCCTGCACTTGGTGTATATCTGACCCAAACACCGAGGGTCTGCTTCGCAGGCCGATAGGTGGACAAACAGCTTACGCTGGAAGTCTAGGTACGTAGGGTATCCGATGTCTATCGAGCTCCACTGGAGAAACATATAGTGATGACCCGTGATGTAGGTCTCCTCCCCGTTGTTCATAAACCACAGGCCTTCCTTACGCCTCTTGAACTCCTGCTCGATGTAGGGGCTCCACTTCTGCTGGAACTCTCTTGGGGACTCGTACCAGTCGTCCATAGAGTTTATCTGCGCAAGCTCCCTAGGGATGTCCTGTCGCTTCCACATCTGCTGATGCTTGGGTAGGTCGCTAAAGAGGAAACTCTCCGGCTTTGGTAACTGGATGCTGAGGGACTCTATCTCAATGATAGGTCCGTCCGAGTTGTTCGGACAGATGTTTATCACCTCCTGCTTGTCTATTACCTTCAGCCCAGCCATTATCTTGCCATCCTCTCAGCGAAGCCTCCCTTGAAGTCCTTCTCCTTTTCAAAGGATCCGGACTCCTCGATGTCGCCAACAAGCTGCTCTAGCTTCTGCCTCTCTACGATAAGCTCCTTGCAGGCTAGAGCTGTGTCCTTGATGGCCTGCAGCTCTGCCTTGCGGGCTGACCCAGTTAAATCGGGGTCTACCGGCTTGCGGATTTCCTCGGTCATATTACCGATTGCAGCCTCCATCGCAGAGATGAGGTTACGAGCAGCAGTAACTGTTGTGAACTTTACAGCTTTTGACATATCAGGTGGTGGATTTGCATACGCCACAGCTTGCGGCCATTGATGTCCATCTCGTAGTCTGCGTCCTTGGCAAAGTACACCACGTCGCCAACAGCAAGACCTTCCTCCTCTAGCCACTGGCTTCCGTAAACGATACGTCCCCAGCGCTTTTCTGGTTCCTTGATAGTAATGATTTCTATGAAGCTCTTCTCTTTGTCAGCGTCGATGTCAAAGGGCTCTAGGAACACCCAGTCCGCAACAGCTATAAGGCTACCGTCTGGCTTCTCGATAAGGTATGCCTGGTTGCCCTGACCACCGAATGGGTCGTAGTTGACGCGATATATCTTTTCTTTAGGGTCAACGACTTGGGTGTCGTTGAGCGCAACGTGGTGGTGGTGGAACACGTAGTCTCCTATCTCTAGCTCGGACTTGAACTTGGCGGGAATGCCTACAACACGCGCCTTCATAGTGCGGTGTTGGAACTCGTTGAACTTAGTGTCGAGGTAAAGCTCTGACTCTCCTACCTTGATGGTGTCGTTTACAGCGCTAGGTATGTGCACTAGGATGTGGTACAATGGTATCATATGTTTAATTAAAATAAATAAAAGTTGTAAGTCGGTTACAACTAGAAGTTACAGTCGTACTCTAC